ATAGGCGCGTACTTACTAAGGGTTATTGACCTACCGTCCGGCATAACCGTAGCCAAACTCCTACTGGCGATCAGAGCCCTCCGAAGAGGCTCTGGGAACAGTAGGCGAACAAGACCAACTGAAATACGGTCGCTAGCCTCTTTGAGGTCTAACGTCGCATACTTACCAGTCATGGAGCCCAGAAGGGCCCCAAACTGGTTCGGCTGTTGGTCCGTGAAGTGAACATTATCCCTTGTTAGAGGATGATGCTCGACGTGTTTGACGATCGCCCTCCCTAAACCCTGCTGAATCCACTGGAAAGCCAGGGGCTCACAAGATATTAGGCGAGGACCGCGGGAGTCTTTTGGAACGAGTATAACTCGCGCCGAAGGCTCTTCGTCCAGGATACTACCGAAAGGTTCACACCCGACGGAATACTCTGAATCACACACGTGACCCGGCGACGCGAAGAAATAAGCGTCTAACGGGTACACATCTGTTAATCGACTAGGTATCTGAGTCCAAGTGTACTTGCCCCACAGCTGTTCCTTGGTAGAAACAGCTCCAGGGCCGTGCCTCGGGCGGATATCTAGAGGATCGAAATGCCTAAACAAGCGTTGAAGCTTGATCCGGGCATTGCGGATGATCCGAACTGTACGAGGTGGTTGCAAATCACCCCAACGGTAAGGATTGCACTCTACATAGTCGGCAATTCGGCCGAAAAGAGAGTCAAACACAGAAACTTCAGATTCAGTTCTTTCGAACAAATCTAAAGTATCCTGTTCTTGGTCTGGACCGAAAGGAAGTTCGTACTTGTAAAACAGGTACAAAACATCCCTTAAGGTTCTGATGCTTGTTACACAGGGCGTTGGAAGTGCCCTACCGTCTACGGACAGAACAGACATGAATATAGGTACCATGAATAAGGGGATCTTGCTACCGGGTATGGGTGTGAACCCACACTCGACGGCATTCAAGTCTGCTACGCCAGAGAGAGCCTGATCAAGGGCTCTCCCGAGACGGGGTAAGACTTTTGTGAAGAAGTCTAATCCTTCCCTAGAGGCGTGAATCTTCACGATTTCTCGTGAGAAATCAGCTTCTAGTGGTGAAAACACAGAACTATGTAACGTTTGAACGTCACTCAGTAGTGTGTTGATAACCGTATGGATATCGACGCTCACTTTGGGTCTT